AGCAAATGATCAGTGTGAGTAGGTTGTGCCAAGTTTTGGATTATGACTCGCAAACTGGAGCCTTTACTTGGAAGGCCCGAGGTCGTGGTGTGCGTGCTGGCAAAATTGCCGGTAGTGTTAAGAAGGATGTTGGGCGTAACACTGCATATGTTACGATAAATATAAACCGTCAGCATCACTACGCGCACAGACTTGCGTGGCTTCATGTATACGGCAGTTGGCCATCTGGGCAAATTGATCATATTGATCTTGATGGCACCAATAACAGGATAGATAACCTGCGGCTGGCCACCGTTAAGCAGAATGCTGCAAATAGCCCAGCAAGAAAGAACAACAGACTTGGCGTAAAGGGTGTCAGACAGCGTACGAGAAATAGCTTCGAAGCCCGTATAAATCTTACGGGCAAATCTTCAGTTGTTATTGGCTATTTCAAAACGGCCGAAGAAGCTCACGTTGCGTACCTGTCTGCTTTGAAGTCACACTATGGAGAATTTGCTCGTGGCAAGTAAGCAGCCGTTCTACGCTTCTGAACCGCATGTACCAGCCAAGAAATTGGCTGGGACTAACCCCGTGGGCAAAGTTGAGTCCCCCGGTGGCTTCAAGCCGATTTCAGTTCCCCTGCATCCAGGCCGTACTCATGCCCTGGGGCCGCTACTGCGCCAGCCACACCCCAAGTCCCATGGTTTTGGACATAAGGCACATCAGATACAGGGTGCGCTGCGGCTGTCTGGCGTGCCTAAAGCCCACAAAGTTGGCGTGCCCAAGACAGGTAAGAAACTGTAATGTCCAGTGGGCACGATCACCCTGATTGGGCCGGTTTGAGCAGTCAAGCAATTGATCGGCTGCTGAAGAACCCTGAAGTCACCAAGAACCTTTATCGGGTACAGGATATCTGCCGAGACTACGACCTGCCCTACCTTGGCGGTTATTCAGAAAACGGGGAAATTGTTTACATAGACCGTCACTTGCCTGATGAACTGACCATAGAAGTGGATGGGCACAAGAAAACCTTTGACCCAGCCCGGTTCATCACGATGCACGAACGGTTTGAGAAGGCAGTGATGGACGCCTGTGGCTGGGCCTACGGCCACGCACATCAGGCCGCCAACGGCTACGAACGCCGGGGTGTGCTTTCTGCTGGGCTGCCCTGGAACCCTTACAATGAAGCTCTCGAGCCATTCATCAAGGCTGATGAACACGAAGCCCTGAAGAAGGTGCCCGCCAACCTGGATATGAAGCCTTATTACGCCCCACCAGTTGATAAGGCTCTCATTGCCAGGATGGAAAAAGCTATGGGCATTGGCGAGGGCAAGCAGAATAAAAAGGATGTCGACTACAGTGACGGGCACCCCGGTTCACACTGTGGCTGGACACCAACCTGGCCAAGGTGCGCCTGCAAGCACTTCCTTGAACCACACAGTTGTGAAAAAGTCAAAGGTTACATAGAGCCAAAGAAATGGTGTTCTCTCTACGCCCAAGATTGAAAGTGTCACTGCCTGGCAGGGCATACACCGTCAATAATAGTCTTAGAGGATTTGCCAAGAACTATAAGTTTGGTCTTGCCCCGTATATGACACCAGAAGCACGCGCCAGGAGCATGCAGGGGCTGTACAAAACCTGGGATGTACAATCCCGTCAACGTCAAGGAGAGAAGGTCATGGTCTTGAGCAAAAAAAGTAAGAAAAGCAAACGTAAGCGCCTCAGGTTGCGGGAAACCGTAGCCAAGGAAGCGCGTGAAATCCAGGAGCTTGCCCGCAAGAACGCTCAAGCAGCTATGATCCGAGTTGCCCAGATTGCACAGACTTCACCCAACGAAACTGCTGCACTTGCCGCATCTGCATTGCTCTTTGAGCGTGCCTACGGCAAGGCCAGCCAGGTCAACATCAACGCAAGTCTAGACGCCAATGGCAAAGCAACCGACGTCTCCCAGAAAGAGCTTGACACCAGAATTGAGAAGGCTCTCGAGCGAATTGACAGCCTTACGCGAGGAGCGCCAAAAGCGCCTGCGCGCGAGGAACCACTTATTGACCTACGCAAGCTCGATCGAGATCCCGACAGCACCCCACTCAATTGACCAAGATGATGAAAAAGAGAAGTTCATCCCGAATACGAAGGCGTTTGGCGCACACCATTTGCTGTGGCTTGAGTGCCTCCAGAAGATTGAAGATGGCGAGATTAAACGTCTTATGGGCCTTATGCCGCCTGGAAGCGGTAAAAGCATCTATTCCAGTGTGGTATTTCCAACCCATTTTCTGGGACGTTTCCCCAAGCGATCCGTCATTATTGCGAGTTACGCCTCTGATCTCCCGAAGAAATTTGGACGCCGTGCACGTTCAATCGTCACTCAGCCAATATACCGGCGAATCTTTGACACGACACTGAGTGAAACTTCTTCAGCGGTTGACGAATGGGCGCTGACCAACGGCAGTGAGTGGATGGCGGCCGGTATCTTGACCGGCATTACCGGCAACCGCGTTGACGGGATCATTTGGGACGACTTGATCAAGGGCCGTGAGGCCGCAGACAGCAAGGTGCAACGGGATAAGGTTTGGGACGCCTATATGGACGACCTGCAAACCCGCCGCAAACCTACCACTTGGGAAGTTGGGATCATCACCCGCTGGCATGAGGACGACCCGGCTGGACGGATTTTGCCAACTGACTACAATGGCGAATCCGGCATGATCAAAGGACAAGATGGCAATGATTGGTATGTGGTTTGTCTCCCCGCCGTCGCAGAGCGTGACGATGACCCATTGCACCGGAAACCTGGTGAGATACTATGGCCTGAGTGGTTCACCGAAGCCCATTTTGCCCCCTTTAGACGCAATGCCCGTAGTTGGTCCGCCCTTTTCCAGCAACGTCCAGCGCCAGATACGGGGAACTACTTCGACGCTGAATGGCTTCGGCCTTACTCACGTCTCAGTGACCCCCCTAGTGCGGTGACAGTACCCGACCGCAGCACGATGCACGTTTACGGTGCCAGTGATTACGCCGTAACCAGCGAAGGCGGTGATTACACTGTGCATGTAGTGGTGGGGGTTGATCCGCTGAACCGTGTGTTTCTTCTTGATCTGTGGCGCAAACAAGCAACTTCCGACAAGTGGGTTGAGGCCCTGTGCAACATGGTTGAGCAGTGGCGGCCTCTGGGATGGGCGGAAGAAACAGGACAGGTCAAGTCGGGTGTCGGGCCGTTCCTGACCAAGCGCCTAAGGGAACGGCACCTCTACATAGCCCGTGCTCAGTTCCCTACCCGTGGTGATAAGGCAGTGCGGGCGCAGTCCATCAGGGGCAGGATGGCCATGGACGGCCTGTATGTGCCTATTCATGCCCCTTGGTACCCAGAATTCAGGCGTGAATTGCTGTCCTTCCCTGCAGGCAAGCACGACGATCAGGTTGACGCAATTGGCTTGATTGGCCAGGTGCTGGATAAAATGGTTTCAGGCCATATGGCACCGGTAGAGCCTGAGAAGCCCAAGGTGTTGTCTACTGATCCTCTGCTTTGCACTGTGACCTTGGACGATCTGTTTGAGGCCAATGAGCACCGTGGGAAATATCACGTTTCCAGGATCCATTGATGGCCATTGATCTTGACAAACTAGCTGGTCCTAAAGGCGGCGAAGAAAGCCGACGCCTGGCCAAGTTTTGGCTGGATCAGATCAACTATGTCAAGGACAACAGTCAGCACAAGCACTGGGTCAAGCGCGGCGAAACCATTGTCAAACGCTACCGTGACGAACGCAACCGCACTGACGAAGAGGGGCAGCGCCGCTATAACGCCTTGTGGTCCAATATTGAGATCCTGAAACCGGCGCTGTACGGCAAAACCCCATTGCCCATAGCAGAAAGAAGGTTCAAGGACCCTGACCCTACGGGCCGCGCCGCCGCGCAGATACTGGAACGGGCGCTGCGCAATGAGATAGAAATTTGTGGGTTTCATGACGCCCTTAACGCAGCGGTCACCGACTACCTGCTGCCGGGCCGTGGTACGGTTTGGGTGCGTTATGAGCCTGAGATTGAAGAAGGCGTTTCCCTGCCACCCGAGTCCCAGACCGATATGCGGGACAGTCAGGGGGAACTGCCTGGCCGCCACACCCCACCGACCGAACAAGAAACAGAGATCACCACCCCTGGGGGACGGACCCGTCCCCGGCTGTTGAACCACGAAGAGGTTGAGCCGGAAATTGATGATGAAGCTGAGGGGCAAACCCCAGAAGAGGAAAAGCTTGAGTCCACCGGGGACAGGGTGATCCGTGAGTCCACGCCAATTGACTTCATTGAATGGTGTGACTTCTTCACTTTCCCGGTGCGTGCCCGTAACTGGACCGAAGTTACAGCAATTGGCAAGCGTGTGTACATGTCCAGGGACCAAATGAAGCGCCGTTTTGGCCCGGTCATCGGCAAAGCCATCCCCCTGGAAAAGGACACTAGGGGTGACCGCACGCAGAACACCATGCTGCAGTCAGCCGATGAAGATAAAGGGGTAGTGTACGAAATCTGGTCCAAGTCCGATAAGGATGTGTTCTGGGTGGCCATGGGGTACGATCACCTGTGTGATCGCAAGGACGACCCCCTCGAACTTGAGTTCTTCTGGCCAACGCCGCGCCCGCTGTATGCCAACCCCAGCAACAACACCCTGATCCCGGTCCCTGACTTCATTCAGTACCAGGATCAGGCTATTCAGGTAGACGAGCTGACACAGCGCATCGCCATGCTTACCAAAGCCTGCAAGATGTGCGGTGTCTACAACGCTGCAGCCAAGAGCATTCAGCGCATTTTCAATGAGTCCGTTGAGAATGAACTGATACCGGTGGACGATTGGTCTGCCTTTGCCGAAAAAGGCGGCGTTGAAGGGAATTGGTCGCTGATGCCGGTTCAGGTGATCAAGGACGTCATCAACGAATTGATGATGGTCAAGCAGAAGCAAATTGAGGAAATGGATCGGCTGACCGGGATCAACGACATTTTGCGCGGTACCAGTGATGCCAGGGAAACCCTGGGCGGGGTCAGGCTGAAATCCAACAATACCGGCACCCGGCTCACCCACCGGCAGAACGAAGTAGCCAGGTTTGCCCGTGACACTGTGCGGATCATGGCTGACATCATGGCACAGCACTTTTCCCCTCAATCGCTGATTGAGGCCAGCGGCGCACTGTACGAAGAGGGGTTGTGCGCCGAGGACATGCCGGACCTGACGACACTGAGCCAAGCCAATTCCCCTGCTGCCCCTGGGCAAGCGCCTCTGACTCCTCCCAGTCAGGCGCAAGCCACATCCATGGGGCAGACAGCACCAGGGGGCGCGCGCCCCCCGCAAGCTGCACCCCCTGGTGTCCTTCCTGGGCCGCCCCCCGGCTCAAATGTCGTGCCATTGCGGCCACAATTGCCCGGTGCCCCACCGCCTGGAGGGCAGGGTATGCCTGGGATGCCCCCAGGCGGGCCACAAATGCCCCCTGGTGCGGGTATGCCGCCGATGGACCCAGAGCTGCAGCGCAAGCTTTGCGCGCTACAGGCCATTGCCAAGGCCATAGACCTGATACGCAATGAACGGCTGCGTGGCTTCAGGGTAGACATTGAGGTTGACAGCACAATCTTCGCTGATGCGGCCC